CGTCCATCCCCAGCCTCCGTTAGGAGGCATACCTGAGCCAGGCAACGGCCACTCAGGAGTGGCGGACGTTGGCGCTACGTTGGCGCTGGCATGTGTAAGCCCTAAGCGTCTGTCGACAGTGTCGATAGACGCGGGTAAGCTCGTGTCGGTGATTGTAGAGCGAGTGATGAATTCGCTCTCCGAGGAATTTCTCGGCGTTGAGACCCTTCGTCTCCGCGTGAGATCTTATCTCGAATCATTACTATGGCCCTTTTGTTGTCGCCGGGACGGCCGCTCTTACTCCCCAAAGGAGTTTGAGCGCCTCGTCCGCGCCGCAAAAGGAAGTGCAGTTGCGATACTGCGCCATTGTAATGATCAATCGGAGGAACAAGATTTTATCAAGTTCCACGTTGACACTTTGCTTAGCCAAGTGTTTGGAAACTCTGAGACACCAGCCAAGCCGGCTTGTGTCCACTCTGACCTCTTCTTCGGGTACCTGAAATTGCAGGTTCGCCGCGCCATAATCCGAAAGGATATGGCCCTTGCGTACTCTTTGCAGAAAGGTTCCAAGAAGATGTGGCCAAAACTCCTGCCGTCCCGAGAACTCGCGGCACGCGTGAAACACGCGGCCCGGGTCTCGCGACGACCAGCTGTTTTACCAGGGGATTTGACTGACTCGCTTGTTAGCGTATCATATTCAATCTTTTCTGGCTATAAGCTGGGTTCGAAGTTTCTGCCAAGTCAGCGAGCTAGTAACACTCGCTCGATTAAGATGGGTGGATCAAGCAGCTATTTTTCTCCATTCAATTTCGCAGAGCTCACTGAGCTCGCCAAGAAGATTGGAGTTCATCGTGCTGCTGTCCAACTCCAGAACTCCTGGAAATCTGAGAACTATACCATTGCCATGGCTGGTTGTGAAGGCTTCACTGAGGACCCTACGTCCCAGTTGGATGCTATTTACGTCAGCATTTTTGAACCTGGCAAGATTCGTTCTATTTCCAAAGGGGACAGTTATCTTTATTCTGTCCTTCAACCACTCCAAGGCGAACTCCTTCGTCTTTGGAAGCAGAGAGAGGAATCAACATTCACAAACTCTGTTGAGAGTCAGATCCATAGGATCTACTCTCTTAGTCAGGAGGCCGATGCCAGCCTGACGATGTGGCGTTCTGGAGATTATGAGGCCGCTAC